GCTCCAAGTGTACCTCTACCAATTTTACCTACTGTGTTTGCACTGATATTTAAAAGTGGCCTTGCAATTCTAGCAATTCTTGCAGCAGTGGTTGCAGTAAGTGCCAATGAGGATCCTCCAGAAAAAGGTGCCATAGCAACTCCAGCTATACCTCCAGCTATTGATAATCCAACTTCAGTTGCAATTCTCATAAAGCTTGGTGAAGATAAAAAACTTTCTGTGTCTTGATTGTATTTACCTTTTTGTGCTTCTGTTAATACATCTTCAGGTGTAATTACAAATTCATCATTATCTAAAATAGATGAACCTGTTTTCTCATCCTCATAATTTCTTGCACCTAAAAATGTATCAATAGCTAATTGTTCTTGAGCAGTAGGTTGCTCTCCTGCTATTTTAAATTTTTGTCCTGAAATAACTATGTCAGCCATTACGATCCTCCAGCTGTTAAATCAATTGTATCTCCAACTCTTTTAAATTTAATATCTTGTCCTAAATCAAAAGTAATTAATTCTGTAGCACCTGATCTATCCATTATATTCATAGCATCCTCAAATGTTGCATCATTATCTTCTGCTAATGCTATTGTTTGATTTAAATATTTATTAAGTGCTGCCATCTTACCTTCAAATGTAACTTCAGTATCTCCTAATTGTGGAATCATTCTTTTAATTCTTTCAGCTTCTTGTTCTGATACAGCTGCACCTGAAATTGCTTTACCTAAGAATGAAGTAGTCTTTTGAATGTCAGCTTTTAATTCTGCAAATTTTCTTGCACCTTTAGTGCCTAGCACGTTTGTGATAGGAGCAATTGTTCTATAAGATAAAGGACCAACGGGTTTATCTAATTCAATATATTTTGTAGCCACATCACCTAAAATAGCTTTAATTTGTTTTGCACCAAATGCACTTTTTAAAGCATCAGCACTTGGTTTACTAATTACATTTATCTTACCTTCAGAATCTATTTGTGCTGAAGTTCCTTTAGGTAACTTCGCTGCTTTCAATTCAGCATCGGTCATTAATCTTGCAGCCTTTTTAGGTTTTGCTTTTTCTAACGCAATTAATGTTGCTGGTAAAGTTTGAGCACCCTGACCTACTGCTCTTAAAGTTCCTGTTAAAGGGCTTTCACCTTGTCTTTGAGTTGATTGTAATAATGGTGCTGCGAATTGAGCTGCTATGATTGCTTTTTCTCTACTAGTAAGGCCACCTTCTTGAAAATGTTGAATGTTAGCAATTCCACCTTTATTAAATCTTTTAGGCTTATGCTTTTTAAAATATCTATCTCTAAACATTTTTCTTGTTAATACTTTATCCATATTACCTCGGCTGCATTAAATTATATGTAGAATATGCACCTAAGCCAGCACCAAGAGCTTGTCCTAGTGGGTTAGCACCGGGAGCCGTGGTAGCTGTTAATGTGCTTTGTGTTGTTGGTAAATTAGTCATAATACCTTTCATAAATTCAACTCTTTGATAAGGTTCATATAATCTTTGTAATTCAGTTTGTCTTTGAGCATCTAATTGTGCTTGACCAATACCTCTTTGCAATGCACCAGCTTGCATTTGAGATTGAATATCTGCAAGACTCATTGCTTGTTGTTGAGCACCTAAAGCACCTAAAGCTTGACCACCTGCTAATTGTTGTTGCCTTTGAGTTTGAGCTGCTTGTAGTGCAGTTTGAAAACCTTGAGCTTGAGCTTGTCCCATAGCTTCCAAAGTTCTTTTTTGTAATTCTGCTTGTTGAACACCTTCTCTACCACCACCAAAAGCACCTGCTCCAATTGCATTAGCCGCCAATTGATTAGCAGCCATTTGTCCTTGTCTTCCTATTTCGGCAGTTACATAATTTTGAAAAGGATTTAAAAAACCTTGAATGTTTGGATCCTGCATTCCTGTTGCAATTGATCCAATACCAGCTCCTACAGTGCCTGCACCAACACCCGTTTGTCCTGCTTGAGTTATTCCAGCTTGTTCAAGCTGACTTAAAGGTGCAACTTGTAAAGCAGGTAATGGTACTTTTGTTTTAGCTAAATCAGCAGCTTCATCGTATAAGGCTAATTTTCTAGCTTCAACTCCTGGAGCTTCTCTAGCTATCGTTGTGGTAGTCCCAGTAGTAGAACCTCCACCACCTCCTCCAAATATACTCATTATTTAATCTCCTTTTCAAACTCTATATGTCTACTTTTGTATCCATACTTTTTCATAATTTTTTTATATCCAGGCCTCATGTACGCTTTTAATTTTTTGCATCCATTTACTTTTGCAAAACTTTCAAGGGTATTAATTAATCTTTCTTCCCACAGATGCATTTTTTTTCCTGTGCAAATTAAACCTTGTAATTCTTTATAGTTTGGATTTTTAAATATTCTTGTAGTAACAACTCCATATACTTTATTACTTTCTTCATCTTCAGAACCAAAAATTAAAAACAATTGATTTTCTCCTGAAAGCAATAATTTTTTAATGTCATTAGCGTTAGCATATTTACCACTGTATACTAAAGCCTCAGCTATAAGAAAATGTACCAAAGGCCAAAACTGCTCTACTTGAGAAGACGCTATTGGTAAAACTTCTATATTTGAATTAATTTTCTTGCTTGCTTCCATTGGTTATATCGTAAATTCTTTTAAATTGTTTTTGTTGATTATAAAAAAAATCAGCTCCTGCTTTTCTCATACCTTTAAAACTTTTTGGATCTGCACCTGATAAAATACCTGCACCTAAGACTGCATCTGCTCTAGATACAAATTCTCCATCAGCTAATTGAGCTAACATTGTATCCTCATCTTTATCGCCAGCACCAGCTCCATCTTCTACGTAACCCGTAGCTCTAACATAATTATTTACATCATTTTCGTCATGATCTATTTTAGAAGGCAAATAATTTACACCACCTTTATTATATTTAGGAAGTGCTGTTGCAAGTCCACCTTCATTAGCATAAAACATATTATCGCCAGTTACTTCATCTCTTGTTGGTCTAACGTTTTCTGCTAATTTAAAACTACCTCTGATATTTTCTCTTTGTTCATCATATGCTTTTTTATAATCTTCTTCAGTAATAAGTGGTTTTACTTCTTCATCAGTCATTAAAAAAGGTGCAATAGTTGAAGCTGCAATTAATTTTGTTCCTGTATCTGCACCTAAAATACCTGAACCTTTTGCTGCAGCTTTAGCAGCATCACCTTTTAAACCAGCTGCTTTAATTTGATCAGCTGTCATTTTTTTTTCACCTATCACTTTAGTTAAAAAATTATCTCCACCTCCCATTCCTGGTATTCCGCTAAATGCTTGATTTCTAAAACCTTGAGTGGCTTGTGCAAAAGGTGAGCCCGCAAAACGTGTCATACCTCCAATTTGTCCTAAACCGAAAGTTGTACCACCCACAAGGGCAGCATCTTTCAATGCCATTCTAGTTGATTTTCCTCTAAGTTTCTGTACGCCAAATGTGGCTAATGCTAATGTAAATGGATCCATATACTATTTTCCTAATAATAGCATATATTACCATTTTATTTACGTGCTATCAACTCATCGTAAAAACGACCTTGATATGAATGCTCTCCAACATGAACTATTGAATCATTGATATAGGCATAACACTTGCCACCAAGATTTCTCCACAATTGACAAAAAGCAAAATCTTCTCCTAAAAATGTCTTTTCCTTTGGGTCATGTAAAGTATCAAAAAAATTCCACATGTTTGGTTTATCTACATATTCACCATTTATAACTGTTTTCTGAACTATTTTTTTATCTGGATAAGCTTTAATCATTTTAAGAATTACGTCTCTCTTAATAAGCATGCATCCAGTTGGTGAATCTGTAACCTCCATAACTCCGTTGTCTACATCTATATTTTTGTCATTTGGTATTTTCATAGGGTAAGTATGTAAGGCTCTTCTTATATCATCTGGAGATTTTATTTTACCCTCTTTCATTTTTCTAAAAGCTTTGTCCCACATTAAAGTTTTTAAAGGATAAGGAACAGATATTACATCTTTGTCAGCTTTTAACATAGCAAAAATTGATTTTGCTTGAAAGTATATATCTGAATCTATGAATAATAAATGGGTTGCATCACTCCCTAATAATCCTGATACACATAAATTTCTGCCTTGTGTTACCAGTGAAGACTTCATTAGTTGAAATGAAACTTTAATTTTTTCTTTGAAGCATGCTTGTTGAAATTCTAATAGTGCTTGTGTGTAATGAATTGAAACTTCACTATGAACTGGTGTACCAACAAATATATTAATTTGGGACTCATCCTTTTCCACTGTTTTATTTTTCCATAAGGGTTTTATAGCTTTATCATAATCTGATTGTACCTCTAAAGGACCTTGTGGATAAGTAACTGATCTTTCTAATATGGTTTGATAAGTATCTTCATTTATAAATTTATCGTTTGACATTTAACGCCCCTTTTAAAAAATTTTCCCATTCCATACCTTTCTTCTCCCAACTGTAAAATCTTTTATAAAATTTTTGTTGTTCCTCTAAATGATTTTGTATTATTTCTGTATGTAAATAATTGGATGCTATATCAATTGCATGAGCTGTAGACTCAGCTAATAAGTCATGATTTTTTGTATAATTTAAATACACAGGCCACTCAGCACAAGTCTCAGGTAAGGCACCAAAGTTTGTTGTTATAACATGTAATCCTGCTGATAAGGCTTCTAAAGCGGACACACAAAAAGTTTCTTCGAATATACATGGATAGACAAATAAATCATAATCCGTCATGTGTTCTAAAATATATTCATTAGGTTTATATCCTATGTAATTTACATTAGGTAATTCCTTAGCTTGTTCAAATAAAGGTTCAAATTCTTTTTTATGATGGTCTGAAAATGCACTACCATATACATCACACGAACTGTATACGTCTAAAGTAATATCTTTGTTTTTTACCATTTGCATTGCTAACAGTAAAACATTTAACCCACGCCATGGTGTGCAATGATGTATTATTTTAATTGGATCACCTTTTTTATATATTTTTCTTTTTGGAAAATTATTTGTCCCATTTTTTATAACTATGCTTTTGTCTTCAGGTATTTGAAAAAAGTATCTAAACTTTTCATATGTCCAATGAGAATTAAATACATACCAATCATATTCATTAAAACGTGATGGATTTCTAAAAAATTCTTGTAGATTATTTTGATCGTAAGAATTCTTTTGCCAAAGAATATTAATTTTATTTTTGTCTAAAGGAACTTTTCCCGGTATTGATGTACATATTTGAAAATGATCTAGAAGATCTTTAGAAACATGTTTGCTTAACAACTCATGTTGTAATTCTGTTGCACCTCTTGGTTCCATTATTCCTTAGTTTTTGCACCCATTGAAACTCTAGTAACAGTAATTTCTAAATCTTGTCTAAAATCATCGCTAGTAGTATCAGTGTTGGGGTCAGCAACATCAGCATCAAAAGCTTCTTTAGATTCATAAATCTTACCAGTTCTCTTGTGTTTAATTATTTCTTTTGCTTCAGCAGGTATCTCAGGTATATTTTTCATAGTTTTTTTATACTTATTTTTTTATGTTATTCAATAAAAATTACTTGATTTTTTCTAAACTCTTCATGAAATCTATTACTTGCAAAAGCAGCACCATGAGGCATATCAGATCTAAATATTACTAACTTGTTGTATTCTGCTTTTATATTAACTTTCAATTCAAAATCTTCTTTTGAAACCCAAGGATTTTTAAATTGTAGTTCAGGTTGTTTAGGCTCTTTTAAAGGTTTGTATAAATTTGTACCATCACATGGATCTTTATTTAAATAAATAATACAATTAAATCTACCATTATCAACGTGGGGCCAAAAATAATTATCTTTGTATTTATCTCTCATGTCTATGAATTTCATATAATTTGTAAGAACTTTACCTCTCATAAATTTTGTTTCTCCATCGAGTTTTTTAAAAAGTTCAAATTCGACCTCTGCAAATTCATCGTTTGGTATTGCATGCCTTAAATCAATATATGTTTTAATATTACAAGATCCCTCTTGCTCACCCCAACCATGTACGAAAGGAGCATTTGTATCTAAAAATTTTGTTACTAAATCAGGATACTTATAAAAGTTTCTTAATTCATAATGATGTTCACTAGGTTGTTGTAAATCTAAATTATTAATTTGAAACATTATTGTTTTCTTCCTTGTCTATTATAAGGTTTATGATCTCTTTTCTCGTTCTTATTTAAACTTTTTTTGTGACGTCTTGGACGTTTACGAGGTTTTGGCCTAGGTACATAATGTATAAATTTTTGACGTGCCATTTTATATTTTTAAGATATTCACACTTTACTGAAAAATAAACTCATAGTAAACCTATAACTAGGTCCTAAAATATTTTGAGCTTTTATGGTGTGTTTTATTTCTCCATCAAATATAATAGCTCTGTTAGGCACATATGGACTTGACTCCATAATATCAGTTCCGTTGCTTTCATAAAATACAGTTTCACCACCCCACTCAGGATTCCAAGTCAAATTAGAATAATGTAAAAATACAATTTGATCTTCATGATTGTGTATATAATTAACATCATGATTTTTTGTAAGATTAATTATACATTTTTCATAATTTTCTACAGTAATATTTTTATCTTTGAATGCTCTTAATACTGTATCTAAAATTTTTAAACCTTTTACATCTTCAAAAGAATAAGGGCTATGTAAACATGGGTGTGCTCTATGTTGTACCTCTAAACTATCAGTCCATCCAATTCTAAAATTAGAATTCATAATAGTTGTAAATAACTTGTTTTGTACTGAGGGTGAAAAAAAATTATCGTGCTTTTCGATCATTAACCATTTTCTTGAGATCTATCTATTTGTGCGTAACTTATAGCACCTTGAATTTTATTACTACCTGAAGCAGCAGTTACAGTTATTGCATCACCAGCTTCTAAATTTAAACCTTGTGGTGTAGCGTTCACTTGAGATTTTGCAGCTAGATCATCTCTAAAAAATTCATATTCAGTGCTTGAGTCTGAAGAGTCTACCAAATTCATATTTACTAGTATGGCTGAAGAAGCATCATTGTTTGCGCAGTAAACACTTTTAACAATTACTGTTGCATCACTAGGACATGTAAATACTGTAGTCTTACCCGTGCCTGCTTGTTTAAATCCTTGGTTTTTATATTTGATTGTCATGATAAAAAGTAATTAAAAGCATCTTGTTCATTTTTAAGTTCTTGTTGATAAGAAGTATTTAACTTATCTTTTAACGTTTGTAAAGTTTGAGAAACTTGTCTTTGGTTTTCCTCAGTATAAATAGGAGTAGGTTCAGGTATTAAAATATCTACTTTAGCCATTATCTCATTCCATCAGGTTGAACATCAACTCTAAATGTTCCATATCTCCAGTCTTGATCAACAGAAGTATTTGCAACTTTTACACTAGCGAATCTAGATCTAGCCCTTGTGTCTACTTTTTGTGTGGAAGAATTTACCGTAAAAGGTCCGAGAGGCGAGGATGATTCAGTATCAGAAGGGAATGTTCTTAAGTTAATCGTAATTTGAGCATCTCCTACAATTGTTTTAAAATCTGGTACAAATCTTCTCATACTTAAAAAAAATTGTCCATCACCACCTTGTGATAAATCAAAATCTCCAGATTCAATGAAAGCTTCAATAGCAGTTTTTTGTCCAAGAAAATCTACTTGGTTATTACCAACTTCATGGGCATAATAGGTTGTTGCACCATTTGTATTTGTAATTCCTTGTACAACTGGAAAACTAGGTGTACCGCTTGCGTTAAATTCAGTGGCATAAGGATTATCATAAAGAGTTGAATCTTGCCATGAGGTTCTAGCTAATGATCCAGTTGTCCACGTATCTTCTGTATAATTATAAGTTACAACTCTATCAAGTTGATTAGAACCTGCTTTTGGATAGAACCAATTTATTTCTTCGTATAAATGATTTAAACCAACACTAACTAACTCTGCTGCTCCGTAATTTATACCAAGATTGTTACCTTTATTTGTAAATACAAAATCTTCTACTAAACATGGCACAGATTTAACTGTACCATCATAAACAAAAAATCCACCAGCTTGACCCATCCACCATACGGCACCGTTTACATATTTAATAGCATTTTGTCCTATCAATCCACAATTGCTACCAACTTGCCTAATTGAAAATGTAAATGGTGGACCAACAAACTGCATAATATAAGCAGAGGTGTCTGTCACAATTAATATATAATCTTTTGCTTTTGCAGCTCCAACAATTTTAACACCTGAATCAATTCTAAAGCTCCCCGCAGTATTTATTGATGTAGGCGTATAATCAGATATATTTTCTTGATCTGAAAATCTTATAAACATTTTGTCTTGTGTAGCATCGTTAGCAATTGTTGTTTCAGTTCCAAGCATAATTAAATGTCTATCTCTTTCAGATACAATTGACATTACTGAAGTTGTGGGAGCCCCACTTACTACAGTTGCTCGTGTTGATAACGCAGCTGGTTCATTACTAATGGTGTTCCACTCAAATGTTTTTCCATTTTTAATTGTTGCTATGAGTTTTGAACCAAAGTGATCTAATGACCAATTTCCAGGTTCAATAATTACATTTGAAACTAATGAATCTTCACCCCATGCAGTAAATACTTCAACTGTTGAACCACTTGCGTGAGCAGTTCGTGTACCAGCAACAGCACGAGTAATCCCTGTTAAATCATTAGTAGAAATACCAGTATACGAAATAAATTCTGAACCTACTTTTATAACTCCTGATGTAGGAAAATTTGTTACAGATGTAAGTGAAATTGATGTACCACTTCCCCCTGTACCATTAGTGTCGTCTTGTAGTAATCCATTAAGTGAACTTAAAACTCCTGATGATCCACCCCATCCTGAAGTTCCCCAACCATACCCAGCTGTTTGGTTTAATGGTCCCACACTAACATAAGGCTGAATAGTTGCAGCACCGCTTGCACTTACAGTAGTTCCAGCATTTGATGCCATTGTTATTGTAAAAGTATCTAACGTAGGAACGGATATGATTTCAAAAGGGTTGTTAGTAAAATCAGCTGCAACATATCCTGCTCCTGTGGGTGGTGTTACTGACGTAAATTTTACTATTCTTCCAGCAGTCAAACCATGCCCAACACTATTAACTGTAACAGTTGGTGATGTGTTTACTGTTGAAAATGTGGCTCCTGTTATATCAGCATCTAAAGGTGTAATGTCATAAAAAGCACCTTCATAATAAATAAAAAGTCCAGAGCTACTACCTAATGCAGCGTATCTCCTTCCATCTAAATCTGCCCAAACTAACTGTTGTCTTATTGCGCCAAGTAAAGTGCTACCAGTTATTTGTTCCCAACCTCCAATTTTTTCAGGAAGGCCATATCGGAATCTGACGTTATCTCCATCCACCCACTGACCTTCAGCACCAGTCTCTGTGACTTGTTTATTAAATCCAGGTCGTATTTGTATATTAGTTAAAGGCATACTGCATTATACACTAAATCTTATAAGTTCTAAACCATCTTACTATACTTGATATATAGGCTAAATACTTTATAAGTCAGTTAATGATAAGTTTTATTAATAGCAATAACAAACTTAACGAAAATAAAAACAGTATATCAGTAACATATCCTAGGACTGTTAACATAATATTTGGGAATTACCCATATCCAGAGCATCTTCATAATATGATAATTAATATAAAACAAAATATTAACCCTGATTTGTCATATGGAACTAATGTAAAAGCTGGCATGACTGATTGGAGTCATTTTGCAGAAGATCCTATTTTTAATAATTTTCTTACCCATCTTATAAACACTCATCAAACATCTCATCCTGATTTGTTTCAATATTTTTTAGAGAGATTTAGAATTCTTAATGCTTGGGGTAATGAGGTTAAAAAGGGTGAAAGTATAAATTTACATACACATTCTGAATTACATGGTATTTTATATCTAACAAAAGGTACAGATTTAATTTTACCAGAATTAAATTTAAAAATTAATCCTGAACCAGGTAACTATTATCTGTTCCCTCCAGAAATTCTTCATGGAACTGAAGAACATAAAGATGAAAGCAATAGATATTGTATAGTTTTTAACATAGCTGAGAAAGATGAAAAATGGGATTTTAAAAAAAGGTACGATGAGTTACAATCACAAAATATCTGATTTAATATATGAAATACCAAATCTTTTACCAAAAGATATTTGTAAGGATCTTATAGATCATTATGAAGAATTTAGCCATCTTGCTTGGAGTGAAGCAAGTTTAAAATATCAAACTGGTGAAAAAACCACTGATAACTTTCGTTGTTTAAATTTATCTCAATTTAGATTTGAAAATAAAAAAATAAAAGAAAAATGGGATTTAATTATGTTTTATATAAATATAATGGTTACTAATTACGTTATATATATTCGAAAAGATATTTGTCCTACTTTTAGATCTAATAACATTGGAAAAACAGATAACATTAGAATAATAAAATACAATGAAGGTGAATTTATAGGGGATCATTCTGATTTGGATCTTACTATTAGAGGTTCTTGCACGATCAATCTAAATGAAGATTATGAAGGAGGAGAGTTTAGATTTTTTGATGGTAAAATTAAAAAAAATTTAAAAACAGGCCACGGTCTTATATTTCCTGGTGAACCAATATGGATACATGGCACTGAGCCAATTAAAAAAGGTACACGTTATACAATAAACTGTTTTCTAAAACCATGAAACTTGTTTTAGAGATACCTAACAAACTTTATTACATTCAAAATTTTTTAGACAATGAAACATATAAAACTTTACATAATGCAATTTTTAAAAAAAATACTTTATTTTATGATACTAAGAATACTTGGTCACAAGCTTTATTATATGGTTTTAAAAACTATACAAAGAAATGTGAATTAGATGATAATAATGTAATTTTACAAAAATTAAAAATATTAGTAAAAAATAATCCTTTTTATAAAATAGAAAATAAACAATTTAATTTTGTTGCCCATTCGATGTCTGACGGTGCTGGTATCAATTGGCATAATGATGATGGGTATGATTATGGAATTACTTATTATCTTAATAGAAGGTGGAATTTAAAATATGGTGGTGAATTCCTATTTATGGATAAAGAACAATATGGTTTTACGCCAGTGATAGGAAACTCTTTACTTATTGTTAAAACTCCATTATATCATAAGGTAGCTCCAATTAGTAAACCTTTGGTGCCTAGAAAAACAATACAAATGTTTGTGATGAAAAATTAATATATGAAATATAAATTAGATCTAGCAATAAAAGACAATTTTTTTACAAAAAAAGAATATAAAATAATTGTAGATAATCTTAACAAGATAAGTTTTTCACCTATGACAAATGCACAAGCTTTATATAGTTACACACATCATTTTGAAAAGAATGTCGATAATGAATGGGTTTTTAATAAAATTAAGAACGTGTTTTTTAAAAATAGAAATCTTGAAGTATATGAGTCAAGATTTAATATGAGACATAGTAATCAAAAGATTTTACCACATACTGATTTTCCAAATGCTACGTACAATTGTTTAATATATTTAAAAGGAGAAGAGTTAATGTATAATGGAACTGGTTTCTATTATAATGATGACCTTCATACTTATGTTGGTTTTGTACAAAACAGAGCTTTGTTTTTTAACGGAGGGGACGTTATGCATACTAATTTACAAGCTCTTGGTCCAAGTTCTAATAGATTTACATTAAATATATTTTATAAAGAAACATAAAAAGGTTAAAATATGACAAAAGAAAAAAAAGTTAACATTGAAAATTTTATAGGAGTCTACGATAATTATATCACAGAAGAAGAGTGTAAAACTGCAATAACATTTTTTGAAGGAAGAGACAAATTAAAACATACTCTTAACAGATTAAAGTCAGAAGATACTTCTATTTTAAATAAACAAGATCAACAATACTTTGCTAATGGTACTAATGTAGAAATTTGGTGGGAAGAGTTAAAACCTCTTATGGTAAATTTTGATATGGCATGGAAGCATTACAGTAGAAATGTTGGTGCAGATACTTATTCATGCGACTTTCATTACACTGCTCTCAAAATTCAAAAAACATACAAGACAGAGGGATATCATGTATGGCATATAGAACATGGAGCTGGACATGAAAATATGGCTAGAGCTTTTGTTTATAGTGTTTATTTAAATGATGTAGAAGAAGGTGGGGAAACAGAGTTTTTACATTTTTCAAAAAGAGTCAAACCAAAAACTGGTAGAATAGTTATTTGGCCAGCTGCTTTTCCATATCTTCATAGAGGAAATCCTCCACTATCTGGAGAAAAATATATTTTAACTTCTTGGATAATGTTACGAGGTCTTTAATTAATAAGACGAGTAAGAAGTTGGTCTAGCACCTTTATCAGATTCTGATCTAGGATCTTCATCCCATTCTGATTGTAGTTGACCTAAATGATGTGAATCCCATCTGTTTACAAATTGATCTCTAAAATTTCCTAATCCACTGTCTGTCCAAGTTGCATGTGGAGTAGTATCTCTATATTCCACAGAATCATTGTAGTCATGATTGTCATCTTTATATTGAATAGCCCAAATGTTTGACCATTTTGAATCGTTCCAAAAAGAATCGTCATCAATATTATAAGCTGCTGCACCATCACCGTTTTGTTTAATGATTACCTTATCATCAAAAATTACTGTCCAATCTGCATTAGTTGCCATTTGTTCTCCTAAGTTTTGATTATGTATATCACAGTTAAATAAGGTTGTAAAACAGAAGTTGCATCTCCTGAAAAGTTAGCACTCATGTTGTGTGAGTGTCCTTGTCCTGAACCTGTGTTGTTGTTAATATTTTGTCCAGCTGGACTTGTTTCGTGTTGTGGTCCGCCAGGGTATGATCTTAAACCATTTGAAAATGGGTTTTCTCTTGGTTGTTTAAATGGGTTAGAGTGACTGTGTGATGCTAACTGAGCAGTAGATAAACTTGCGTTAGCAGTTGAACCAGAAATATTCCCAGTTGATGTTACTGTGTTTGCTCCACCCGTTGACGCTAAAGATTTGTTTGGAGATTTACCAACTGCAACATTGTTTTGTAAATCTGGTAATCCAAATGTAGAAGCTCCATCGCCTGATCCATAAGTAGTACCTACAACTGCAAACAAAGCTGCATAAGTTGATCTTGAAACATTTGAACCATCACACTCTAAGAAACCTGTTGGCACTGAAGAAGAAGACCATGGCACAATAGTTGCCGTAGGAATTCCTTCGATACCTGTAAGGTTTGCACCAGAAAAATCGTATTTTGTTGCTTCGTAATTTGACATATTCTATTTCTCCGTATAAGTCCATCCAACGTTTGAACCAGAATAAACTAATCCAAAAGCTGCACCTTCAGTGTTAACTACTAAATCTGATGACGCATTTGCTATTTTAGAACTGTTTCTACCCACAGTCAACGCATTGCTGTCAAACGTATATCTTGAATCTACAAAATGTACTTCATCACCAACTGCTGGTGATGCTGGTAGCGTGATTGTTACAGCTCCACCATTTGTTTCTACAAATAATTTTGCTCCTGCTTGAACAGTTTCAGCTGCTGAAACAGTTCTCCATTTTCTATATTCATTTGCTTTTACAACATTTGTTCCATCAGCGTAAAGAACATAACAGTTACCTTCACATAAAAGCACACCTGAACCAGATGCAGTTTTAAAAGTTAAAGTGTATCCAGCATGATCAGTGCCATCTATTACATTGTAAACTTTTTCTATGCTATCAGGAACAGTTACATTTCTATTCGCTGCTAAAGTTCCTGTTAATTTTATTGTAGCATTTCTCGCATTAGAGATAGCTGCATTAGACATTGTAAGGGCGACATCAGATGATGCTACATCAATTGCTTCATAACCAGCAACTGCTTGTTGAACAAGATTTAAATTGGTATTAGTTATATCACCCCATTGACCAGCTTTCTCACCTGTCACCATCAATTCTAGTTTCAGGTCTGTTGAATAACTTGATGCCATAATTTTTTATCTCCTTATTGTTTGTATTTTACCTTAATTAAGCAGCCCTATCAACCTCAGTCCAACTATTATTTACTCCAGGATTTATCTCTGACCATGCAGTTACATTAGTAGATCCCGCTGACAATGTTGCTTGAATTCCATCGACATTTGTTAATCCATTTGCAGTTACTGTTACTGACCCTATTGATGAAGTAGCTTGTAAACCACTTACACCAATTATTTGCCCTGGAATGTCTGCATGTTGACCAAGGGACATTGTAGCTTGAATTCCTGTAGGAGATTCAACAGTAGTTTGAATTAAAGTAAATGTTCCTAGCGTCATAGACGCTTGTATGCCACTTACATCAACTGGTGTTTTTAATCCACCAACTGCTGTTCCAACTGAACCTGTAATCTGTATGCCAGTCACATCTACATTGGCATCTGCCGTTACAGTTGATGCGGTTGTTAATGCATCTAACTGATCCTCTGCAGCTAATACAGTTACATCGCCATCAATTTGAATTGAAAAAGAAGGATTTGAAAAAGTTGAAGTTAATTGTTGTCCTGTTACTTCAACAGTATGATCGGTAAATCCAATTGCATTACCGATAGAAGCTGTCAGAGAAATTCCAGTTGCAAGAACAGAAAAATTATCACCCCAAGCAAATTCGCCCCATGAGCCTCTACCCCAACCTTCACCTGTAAGTGTTGTATCATCAATAGTAACACTACCTATGGAGGTAGAAGATTGCGAACCAGTTACATTTATTTCTTGTCCAATAGGTGTTGTAACAGTTCCAACTCCTAAAGATTCTAAACTACCTGTAACCGAAACATCAACAGAGGAACCAGCAACGGCACCAGCGTTTGTTAATGTTAGTTGAATTCCTGAAATTGTTCCTGCGTCAGCACCTGCTCGGCCTACTGAGGAACCAATAGAACTTGTTAATGATATGCCACTGAGTGAGACTGTTTCATTAGATAGATCTCCCCAATCTGATGCTCCCCATGTCTTTCGTCCCCATCCAGTGGCCATATCATTTTAATCCTTATGCAAGTCTTAAGATAGATGCAGATGTTGTAAATGCTGGAAACTGAATTGTAAAAGTTCCAGAAGTAGCAGTTTTATCTGCACCAAAATTTAGCACTGCAACAGCGTCAGTGGTATTTGATCCACCGTCAGTCGTAGTGTTATAAATTAAAGCTCCTCTTGCAGTTAATGTTACACCAGTAAATGAAAGATCTGCGAAGTCTGTAATCGCTACGCCTGATGATACTTTCACACCTTGGTTTACTAAAGCTTTTCCACCTGCAGTATATCCTGAAGGTGATGAAACTTCATTACTTGTTGCATAGTTTGTAGTTGAAGCTCCTAAAGTTGCTTGAGATGTAAACATCGCTAATTTGTAAGTGTCAGACGATGTATCAAAATCATGTTTACCTTGTAAAAGCTCTTTTTTAAAACTATTGCAAATAGCATTAGTTGTTATTGCCATAATTGTTCTCCTATTAATTATTGGTTTGGAGAAGGTGAAGGAACTACCATTCTTGGTACACCATCATCATACTCCGCACGTCTTCTTCTACCCATTTGTTGTAGGGCAAAATTCTGTACTTCTTCAGTATACTTTGTTTGGTATAAGTTGTATAGATTATCAGGACCTTTTAAAAATCTAAAAGCCTCTGCTAATACACCATGTAATAACATTGACTCTTGGTAGGTAGATAAAAAAGTATTATTTGTTGAAGTAAATTCAGGTGGATCAATTATGTAGTTTATTTGAACTGTCAAAGCAGTAGCAGGAATTGGAGCTACAAGAATATTAAAATCGTCCCAATTTGCAAAATATTTAGGTGTTCCTTGTGAGCCAGTGCTATTAAACTCAGAAATAAAACTTGTGTCCCTTTTTTCTAAAAACACTCTTGTGCTTCCGTCTATAACTTGAACTGATCTTACTATCATACAATCTGCTGGTAAACTTACGTATCTGTTAGCAGCAGTAAATGTGGAAGTAGCATATTTTCTCAAATCATCATAATCAACTTTACCAGCCACATCTAACTCAACACTTCTAATAAAATCTTGAATAATAGAATCAGATAAAACCGTTGAACCTACCTCTGTGTAGTCTCTAATTTGTGTTAAAAAATTTGAATGTGTTATAGCCATTATGAAATACTTACTCCTACATCTCCAATAATTGATATTAATTCTCTTCTTCTATTTTGCAGAGAAGGATCTTCAGGAATCATTGATGAAATAGATGTTGTAATTCCGTTTGAAGTCACTTGAAAACTTTGAGTGCTAAAAGCAAAGTCTCCCGGTAGTGATAGATTTGCTACACCAACAACAGTACCACCTGAATCCGCAATAGTATTATCATTTGATGCAACAGTTGTTGGTTGTTGAAATTTTTGTGATCTTGTATTTCTTAATGCAATAGCATCAGCTTTATGATGAGGTGGATCCAATTGTGGATGTTTAGCTTCAAATTCAGATATATGCACTAATGAACCATTCCATTCTTTTACCATTTCTCTATATGGAAAAGCCTGACCTGATCTATCCGATATTGCTAGTGATCTTTTACCTCTTGCAAATGCCATTATACTCCATCTCCAAAGTAAGATTGTGGTGATATATAAACTGAAGATCTTGCTCCATCTTCATTTAAAGCTCTTAACAATTCATCTTCATATAATTGTTTTAATAAAGAAATTCTATCTGGTGCTCTTTTTTGAGATAAATAATATGCAAGGCCTGAACACATACAAGGTAAAAATCTATAAGCTACATCAGCTTGATTAGTGTAGGATCCTGCATCTTCAATTCTATTAATTGTATAAAATTTTAAAGTTGTGTAAGTGTTTAAATCAGGTGCTTGATAAACAAAAATTTTTGGTGTTGTTTGTCTATCAACATAATATTGTGAAGGCTGTCCTGTATTTAATTTGTTTGGTAAAGCTGCATAGGCAGATCTATCAATTTTAGTTAAAGATACATCCTGAGTATTTGCATTATTGGAAGCTGCAGCGGTTGAAGATATGTAGGCTTCTAGTACATCGTTAACTTGTCCATCAACTGTATACTCAGCTTGTCCTGACACAAGAGCTACTTCATTCAATTCAACTTTCCAAAGATGAATTCCTCTATTGCCCCACTCAGAAAATAATAGATTTAAACTTCTTCTTGCGCTACGTAAATCTTTTCCACTATTAGTCCGCATACCACATCTTTCGTATGCTTCTTCAATAATGTCATCGATATTTAAATCGAATGCTGTAGTTCCTGACGTAGCCATAATTCATTACATTATGTCTTTGTAATAATCCAAAGACTTTCCCGGTACTAATTGTTCATCTTGTAAACCCATGCCTGAAGTTCTTGCTGCACCGTAGCCTTTCATTTCACCACCCATAGATTTTTTTGCAGTGTCACCTAAAAAATCCATAGCAGGACTAACAGCAGATGCTTTTTTCTTCATTAATTTTTTTGCAGCTTTTGCGCCTACTGCACCTAAAGCAAGTGCACCTAAACTAGCTTTCATCATATTAGCTTCGATGGCTTTTCCTCTTTTTTTCTCATAACTAGATAATTTGCCATCTTTATCTAAGTCAGCTTTTTTTGGGTTCTTTAACATAGTATCTCCTCCTGTACTCATTTTCATAAGGTCAGCATGATAATCTTTTGTGCTTACTTTACTTAATTTTGTTTTTAATTTTTTAACTTTAGCTTTCTTTTCAGGAGACATTGTAGCTACATCATAAACAAGTTTAGTTGCGGTAGCTGCTAAACCAATTGGTGTTGCTGCTCTAGCTATTTTTGAGGCAGTTGCAACTTTACCTAAATTTTTTGCAGCTTTGGGTAACTTACTTGCAACTCCTGAAACTGTAATTCCTTTAAATAGATTTTTAAATTTTTTACCTTTTTCAAAAGCAGTTTTTTCAAACTTAGCTGGATAATTAGCACCTTTAGGCATTCCCCTATCTTTTGCAAATAATGATTTTAATGTGCTGCTTTGTTTCATAATTCTCCTAGATTTCTATCATACCACCGTAATACTTCTTGGTAAAGGTGCTCACATTTGTTGGTTTACCACCGACTCCTTGTGGCTTACTTCTTTTCCTCGCAACGGCACTCCGCCTTTGAGAGTCTGTCATCCTTGCTGCTTTT